CCGTGAGTACTGTACACAACATAATAAAAAAGACTATACCATTTTTAGATTCTATAATGTGATCGGCAGTACGGTAGTTCCACCTACAAATCCAGATGGATTAATGTACAACTTACTCAAAGCAAAAAAGACAGGGGAGTTTACAATTTATGGCAAAGACTATAGTGAGAGTTGGGATGGAACATGTGTGCGTGATTATGTTCATGTCAATGAAATTTGTGAGGCATTAAAAGACGCTATCGAAACACCGAGTAATAGTGTTGAGTGTTTAGGTCATGGTGTTGGTCACACAGTTAAAGAAATCGTTAATTTATTTCAGAAAGTTAATGACTTAGACTTTGATGTAAAATACGGTCCAAGAAGAAAGGGCGATTTACCTAGTAGTGTACTAGAAAATGTATCGCCCTATATGAAGAATTTGTATACTCTGGAAGAGTTGTTGAAGATTTAACGAAACGATCCGGTCCAGAACGGATCGTTTATAACAATCTCTCCATCACTACCGAGCATAAAATTACCTGAATGCAAATCTAAACGATAGCCTTTCTTGTCTGCGAGTGTATCTAGTTGGTCTATTGTTTTAGCAAGAAGTTTAAGTTCTTTCTCCCCGCCGACTAAATTAATCAATATAGGACCGATATCATCTGCATATTCATAGTCAACTGCAACATCTAAGAAATTAGCAATAGCTCTTTCAGGCCCAAAAGCAGTAACATCGTCTACAAAGTCTGAAAGTGCTTCAGCAATTCTAGGGACTTTCGCTTTCTTAAACTCAAATAGTCGTTCGCATTTAATTTGTAGATAACGCTGACCTTTGAACTCAAACTGATTCCAGCCACCAAACTGTGGCAAGAAAGGATTGTTAGGGTTCTTCATACAGTAATTAGCAAAGTCTATAAAACTCTGTTGGCTCCTTGAGAATCCTTTACTACCACGCTCATATCCAAATATTTTCAAAATAGTACCGTCGGGTGCAATATATGCATCCTGATCTTGTCCATGACCTAAAAACTTGTAACCCTTCTGTATCAAGACTTTTTTGATACCTGGGTTCATTTGTGCTTCTGTCAATATTTCATTAATTCTCATTTTAGTGCTTCAATAACAATGTACTTAGTACGCCTGCACTCTTAGCAGTTATATCAGGCTCGCCGGGAGTAATAATGACATTATACTTGACAGGGGTTTCTCTCTTGCCACCATCTGTCTTAGCGTCCCATTCATTGTAACTTAGAATAGAACTAGGACTGATTCCATACTGGTTTGCTAGTCTTTGTTTTAGTTCAGGTAACTTGTCAGGTATGACTTGCCATTGGCCTTCTGCACCCTTAACTAAGTTTTTCTTTTCGTCCTTAACCAACAAGTCATAGAATAGATTTGTCGGAACAATTCTACTGTTCTTTGTTCTCTCTAATTTTGGATCAGCCGCTTTAACTTTCTTTTCTTGACTAGTATGAGCACCTTCACTCCAGTTAATAATAAAGTTGTCTGGCTTATCTCCAACTGCAACATCGCCCATTTTTGTGTAAGCATAGAACTGCACATTGGGATGCTTTTCTGCTAGCTTGAATGCCATGTCAACATATTCAGGGCTAAAGAAGTCACCAGCATCGTGCCAGCGAATAGTTACTTTATACCCACCTTTTTGGCCTGCTTTTTCTTCTTTACTAATTTCATTGCTTAGTTGATTGAAGAACCCACTTGGATCATTCAATAGATATGTAAGAATTCTTCCGTCGCTTAACCAAGGACCTTCAAACTGAACTTTGCCACCTTTCATAGCAAAGCAATCTACTTTACAACTGCCAGCACCTGGACATGTATTTACGATAACCAAGCTGTCATTTTTTTCGTCAACTGCTACACCAACTAGTGCTGCAAAACCAATATTGAAGAACTGTTCAAGTTCTCCATTGCTATGCTTCATCTTTTCATTTTGCTTTAATAACTTCTTTGGACGCTGCTTTAATGCTTGAACAATTTGACCCTCATCATAACGTTTACCTTCTTCATTGTAATATTTGACTACGCTTGAACGGTGAATGTATGGTAACTTATATTTGTCTGTCTTTTGTTTTTCACGACCAGCGATACGGCCCATGTAGTCTTGGAATTCTTGCCCACCGAAAGGACGAGTTTGAGCACCTAGTAGGTCACCCTGTGCTTCCGCCACACCTTGCGTTTTAATTTTACTAGATGGCACAAATATAGATTCATATCCACCAATATCAACTACATAGGCATTTGAATAACCATTTTTGCCAGCATCATATCTAACAATTTTGCCAGGTACTTGCTTGCCTTTATGTAGGACTGTTACTGATGTTCCTCTTGGAAGAATATTCTCAGAACCTTCCGCCACACCTTTTCCTGATTCAGGTTCTTCTCCTGCGGCACTCTTAGCAACGAATTGCTGAGGTGTCATAACTTGTATTCCGGGTACTGCACCGGGTAATTTTGGCGATGTGCCTTCCATTAATTGTTGAATTTTCATGTTTGGGTCCGTATTATAATTAGTATTTATCTATATTTGTTTTGTTCACCATCTTTTGCGGGGTTCAACTTACATTTATCAAAATGATGCCTAACCATGTTAGATACGCCGCCGGCCTTACCGCAATGTGGGCATGTAACGACCCTTTGTTTGCGAGTGCTTCCAATATTGTTTGGATTTTTATTACAATTGTCAAAATGTAAGTGCTTCATCGCATTTTTCCCGCCGGCCCTGTTACAATGAGGACAAGTCACAATTTCTTGTTTGAATCCTTTTTTAACCGGTGACCATTTTTTTCTAACCCAGCCGGCAGCCAATTTATTATCTAATTCATCAATATTACATAATGAATATTCATCATTACTTGAATTGTAAATCCATGTTTTGCCCGAAGTGGGTGATTTTGGTAAACCTTTAGTCCATCCTTCATTTATATAATCAAGTAAATCGGTCTTTTGTATCATTTTTTTCTCAGACATTTTATGTATCCAAATGGTTCCAGTTGTAGATGACATATTTCTTCCTAAAATCCAACCATCTTCTAACATTTTTTGAATGGCAGTATGATATACGGCACATCTTATACCGGATTCAGGATGGTGCATATGTTTCATTCCGGTTGATCCTTTGTTATGGCCACCGTACCCTCCCGGAATAATATTGTAAACATCTTTTCTTTTAATAAATTCAGGAGTCACAATAGAAGCCTCGGTCAAAAACATTGATTCCGGGTTTGGTAGAATCTCTAATATTTCTTTTGAAAAATTTTCTTTACCATATTTCTTTATTGCCCTAACAATGTTGTCACCTGAACCAATATAACCATCGTCCAAATCGTCAGTTGAATGGGCACCAATGTAAAACTTTTGATTAATTAAATTAGTGGTTTTGTAAATAATATGATACTTTTTAGTTAACTGGATGCGAGTGTTAGCCATAGTGATTGTCCTTTAATGTATATTGTGCTATACTTGTATTTATCTATTCGCATGTAAAAGGACTGAAATGATTAAAAAAATTGGCTTTTGTTGTAAATTCTCCGAACTACACCCAACAAAGGGTATCGTTTCAGTGCCCGAATACAATTGCAGGACTACTACGATTGCTTGGTTAGACAGACAATCTAAGAATTCGGCTCACGATAGACTTATGGATATTACTAAACACAATGTAACTTCTATTAAAAAAGTCATTGACCATCTTTCTACCTTGCCACCAGAACTAAGAATGTTCCGTATTAGTTCTGATATTCTTCCGGCGTATACCCACCCTGATTATCAGGGTTTCTGGAAAGACCCCAACACCCAGTCTATGCTTGAACGCTGGTTTGCTCCGCTCGGTGAGACTGCACGACAAAACGATGTTAGACTATCGTTTCACCCTGACCAGTTCGTAGTTCTTGCGAGTGATCGTCCTGAGGTAGTAAATAAGAGTATTGAGGAGTTTGAGTATCATGTTGATATGGCCCGTTGGATGGGGTACGGTAAACAATTTCAGGACATTAAAATCAATGTCCACATCTCGGGTCGAGCCGGTCCCGAAGGTATCCGCAGTGCCTACAAAAGACTTACCCCCGAAGCAAGAAACACACTCACAATCGAAAACGAGGAAATGACACATGATTTACACACAGTTTTACAAATTGCAGACCTTGTTCCAATCGTTATGGACATTCATCATCACTGGGTGGCGTCAGGTGAGTACATTCAACCTAATGATGATCGTGTTAAAAAGGTTATTGACAGTTGGAATGGCATTCGCCCTACTTGCCACTATTCTGTCAGCAGGGAAGACATACTGATTGGACATGCAGTTGACCAATTACCACAGCGTGATTTATTGATAGAGAATGGTTATAACAAGCAAAAACTTCGTGCCCATTCAGACTACTACTGGAACGATGCAGTAAATGATTGGGCATTGACTTTCAATGATAACTTTGATATTATGTGCGAGAGCAAGGCTAAGAATCTTGCAAGCATGAAACTTTACGAGAAAAAATATGGGACTATTTGATAAACTATTTGGAAAAAAGAAAGATCCGTTACCAATGGATCATAGGTTACCTAAACCAAAGAAAACACCTGATGCGCCTAAAGTCAAAAAACCACGAAAACCTAAAGAACCTAAAGTAGGACTTTCTGAAAAAGAAAAAGCTACTATGGCAGGTGAGCCATATATTAATGTCGTGAAAATGGCAGTTGACCCTAATGACATTCACAATGGTGAGTTTGAGCTAGATTGGAACGACAAGTTTGTTATCAATTTAATCAAAGCAGGTTATAAGATGAAGGAAGATGAACCTGACACTGTTATTGTGGATCGCTGGTTTCAATCTGTTTGCAAAAATATTGCGTTAGAAATGTATGAACAGATACAAGCTGACCCCACTAACCGTGACATGCGTAATGTAGTTACAAAAGATTTGGGTAACGGTAGGACAGAAGTAAGCTGAAAGTATTCATTTATACGGTTGACAATAAACCAATTTGGGCATATCATAACAACATGATTGATATGCCCATTGAATTTTCTGAGTTTCATGCCATGTGTGCTAAAAATGGTTACACAAGGATTGTTGACCAGCGCACACTCAAAACACCCGCTAACATCTATGCAATGTGGACGCACAATGGTGTAAAGGTTGAAATTAAAGTACATAAGCAAAAAAAGATTACAACTTACGTTGCGGGTCAAGGCTTAAACTCTGAAAAACTAGAAATTCTAAAAAACGAAGTTGAATCCCAAAACATGGTGATTCAACATGTAAATTCCAAACATCTTTTAATTCAACTACAAGAAAATGTCCTTGAGGGATTTTTCACATTGGTCAATATCATAGAAGATATTGATGCTATTGAACAGCGACAAGCCTATGCTAGAATGGGCATTGAGGTCAAACCTGAACAAACCTATTTGTTTATTGCCAGAGTTTTAAAACTTGCAATTGAAATGGGCCAGCCTTGGGCAATCTCACGTGGTTACGGTGGGTTTGATGTTATGGACAAACATGCTACTGTAGGTTACAGTGTCAAAGGTAGAGAACAAGAAAACAATGGAAAGAATGCATATCGTGAACACATGGTTCCATGTGACTTGATGATGCGTGAAGGTATTAAAATGTTCAATGAAGGTAGATCCGAACATGACGTAGCCAACATGTTTGAACAGAACAACAAAATCCTCAGAATCAGCGACGAAGAGGCTAATACTTTAGATAACATTTTAGGTTTGAAAACTGTAATGACTGAAGGTTGGAATTTCGGTGATGATGTATACTCACGTATTAAATTTGCAGGTATTCAACCTGAGGTTGACAGGTAACACTTTCGGGTATATAATACAATTTTCAACTCAAATGGAGTAAACAATGTTCCAACGCACCACTTACGATCCATACGTTTGTGATATTGCAATTACGCAAAATCAACAAAAGTATTTGGTTACACAGGTCATCAATCAACTTGACAAGTTTTATAAAGGTAAAGACCCTCGGCGCATGGTCCTGAACGCATTCACTGGTTCAGGTAAAACCACTGTATCTTTGAAGGTTCTTGTTCCTGAATTTATTAAGGCTTTCTATCCCCTCGGCAAACGTGTAATTTTGTTTTCTGCGCCAAGAGCCGAAGTTGTCGAACAATCATATAACAAAGCCAAATCTGTATTGAATAACAAGACCGTGAATGGAGCCGTTGTTCGTGTTTATTCCGATGAAGACCTTGTACAAATTAAGAATGACGTAAAGAAGGGCAACAACCCCAGGAACCTTGACGGTGACGTTGTTCTGTTGTTTCTGACAGCACAATATTTTGGAAGAAACTTTGACCTATTGGCTAATAGTGGTACTATCGACCTTGCTATCATTGACGAGGCGCATATTATGTTTGGTACTATCAGCAAAGAGGATACAAAGGCTGACAAGGGTGTGACTAATAATAAGTTTGAAGCACATACCCTCGATAAGTTGCGGTCTTTGTCTAATACGGCAGTATTGTTTTTGTCAGCTACACCTACAAATAGTCAACGTGAAAATACTGACCTAGGTAAAACACATAACGTTTATCTTAAACCTATGCCACGTGATGTATTGACCACACCTTTCTATGATGTAATTTCTTATATTGATAGTGAGGACACTGTTGACTTGGGTTTGAAATATTTTAAAGAACAATGCGATAAACTTGGCTCAGTAATGTCGGCTATCAAACCTGAAACATGGGCAATCGCAAAAGAATTCTCCCCGAAATATCCGGCTGCTCTTGTGCGACTTGCCCGCCGTGGAGCCGCGAACGGTGCAGACTTTGATGAAGCTATATATGATGTATACAATTTCTGTAAGCGTAACAATTTTCGTATGCTATTAAACACCTCAGTATCATATACTGATGATTTTTACGCAAAAGAGTTTGACGGTAACAAAATTAATTCTCTTGCTGAAGGTGTTGAATTGGCAGAAAAGGCTGATGACAAACCGGTTGTTGTTGTGACTATTGAAAGTGGTTATGCAGGTCTTGATCTGCCTAAACTAAACAATGTTATTGTAGGTCGTGAACCGACGGGGACCATCCACAACAATTATTCACAAACCGCAGGCCGGGCGGCGCGTATGAAGCAAAATTTTATCAACCACGCCGACGCCGCAATTGCTATCAAAAATTACAATGTTGATAACGAACAACAACGGTTGCTTGCAGAATATTATATTTTGCAAAGTACATCTGTCGTGCATGTTCCAGTAGATAGCAAATTGCTCAATAGCGATGTTAAGCAATTTATTGAAACTGACACTTGGCGTGAACATGAAGGTCGCAAGTTCATTCTAGACAGTATTTTTGGTAATGTTCATCCTGATTTGCCCGACGGTATTCGTCTTGTAAATGGTTCTAATTTGCGTGATGACAGTTATAAGCAATTTAAGAAAAATTATTGCGAATGCTGTAATACCAATGATGAAGGTCGTACTCATTGTTTTGACGCTGCATGGGCAGGTTTTGAAAACTTGCTTGGTGCGAAAATTACATTGGGTGAAATGAATATTCTTTGGCCCATGTGTTTGCATGTTCACCATATGGACGGTAATCATTTTAATCATGCTCCAGAAAATCTTAAAACTATTTGCCCAAATGTACACGCACTAATTACCATGCATAATCAAGATTATAACAACCGTTATCCTGAATTGCGTGAAGCACTAACTAAACTCGCAGATAAAAAGGGTGTGGCCCGACCCAAAGTTCTTGCGTTTAATGTATAATAGTCGTATAATTTACGCATATTATTCAACTATATACTTTCCCCCCATGACACATCGTTACGCACTCATAGACACTGCAAACACATTCTTCCGTGCCCGTCACGTTGCAAGTCGCAACAGCGACCCGGAAGAAAAGGCAGCATTCGCATTGCACTTGACACTTGCTAGTGTCAATCAAGTTGTACGCAACTATGGGATTGACCATGTTGTCTTTTGTCTAGAGGGTCGTAGCTTCCGTAAGGACTTGTATGCTCCCTACAAAAAGAATCGTGTGGTTGATACAATGTCGGTCACTGAAGATGAAAAGGCTGAGAATGAAATGTTCTGGTCTACATACGAAGCCTTCACAACTTATCTCAAAGAGAAAACTAACTGTAGTGTCCTGCGTCACGAAAATGCTGAGGCAGATGACATGATCGCCCGTTTTATTCACTTGCATCCCGATGACACACATTATATTATTAGCACAGACTCAGACTACCAACAATTAATTGCACCGAACGTCATGCAGTACAATGGTGTCGAGAACCACCTTATCACTCTCGAAGGTTACTTCAAGGACAATGGTAAACCCGTAATTGATAAGAAAACTAAAGAACAAAAATTGATGGAAGATACACCCGAGTATTTGCTATTCAAGAAAATCATTCGGGGTGATGCAGGCGACAACGTATTCACTGCATATCCCCGTGCCCCCGAAAAAGGTTCTAAGAACCGTGTAGGTATTCGTGAGGCTTTCGAGGATCGTGACAAGCAAGGCTTTGCGTGGAACACGTTTATGTTGAGTCGCTGGGTTGACCATAATGGTGTAGAACAGCGTGTCCGTGATTGCTATGAACGCAACAAGATGCTGATTGACCTTAAGGCACAACCTCAAGAAATCAAAGACAAGGTCGATCAACGTATTCGTGAGTCTGTCAGAGTAACTACTACTCCACAAGTGGGAGTTCACTTTATGAAATTATGTGGCAAATATGCACTTGAAAAAATCTCTCAAAATGCTGAGGCTTACGCTAAATGGTTGGCTGCACCATATCAAGGTAAAGTACATGAATAACGTTTTACAAAAACAGTTATATGCTGGTATATTAGCGGTATTAAATGACAAAGAATCTTATTACCAATCTAGTATTGGTAGAAGAGGTGAATATAACCATTTCAATGACAGTGGCAAAGAAGCTATGCTAAAATTCATTGAAGCATTTGCTCCTCTTATGCTAGAACAACAAAAACTTGAACTGGATAAAAGGGCTAAAGAAATGGTACTGGAAGAGTTAAAGCGATGACATTCAAATCTACTCTATCATCATTAAGAACAATTAAAAAAGGTGATCCTAAATGGATAATTAGCGATGGACTTGTTGCTTCACCTCGTGCTGGATTTGAGATTTCTAAAGAGTGTCCTAATCAGTATAAAGATATCATTAGTACATGTATCAATATGGGCTGGTTGATTCCGGTCGCATACGTCAAAGACAATGAATTGTTCTGGGAAGAATTTCAGAAATGAAAAAGATTTTTTACGAAAAAGTTGGTGGACGATACAAGCCCGTGCGTGAATACGACAGTGACTTGATGGACTCCATGCCTAAGGGCACTCATATCATTATGAGTTATCCCGGTGGTAAATCAACTCGCTATAATATTGACCCTGCGCTTGCGCCAATGATTGCCGCAGGTCGTGTAGCAGAGGATGCTATATGTACAGCAATGCATAAAGCGAATGAATTGCGACCAGCAAAAAGTTACAATATCACACCTGAACAACGTAAATTGTTTGATGCATTTCTAGCTTCTATGCCAGAAGATGATCCACAACGTAACATGATGACATACGGTTCACTCCGTGATTGTGCCGAAGCAGGTATCAAAGCAATGCAGGAAGAAGCAAACAAACTGTTGGGGAATCCGTCAGTTAAAAAAGCATACGAACATTTCTTGTTAGTGTGTGAACTCACAAAGGAACACAATGAACAAGCATGAAATCATCACAAACATGTGCATGACATACCGGCACGATTATGGTCTCGACAAGAACGAGAACGACCCTCCCTGGGTTTCGGGTATGACACCTTCAGAACGTCAGGGTTTGTACAAAACTATGGAACAAATCTTTGACAACAATATTTCCCCTTTACTGAAAGACGCACAAGACTTATATGATGGAAACAGCATAGTTGTGCCCAAAGACAAGGAACACGCAGAGGCTCTTGTAAAAATGGGTATGTTTTATTTGGAGCAACAAAATGGCAAGTCTCAGTGAATACTTTGAAAAGAACCGATATCAACCTAAGTTTGAATTCATGGCTAGGGTAACCGGCATATACGGAAAAGTTCGCTGGATTGGTAGCGTAGGCAATGATACTGTTATCAGTGAAGAACGAGGCCCTGAACTTCACATATTGCTTGACCTGCCATTGAAGATTGATGGTGAGTATAAAAATGTCCTTATAACAAACCACAAAGGTGTCAAGCGCCTAGTGAGTTTTGACGAAGAAACAAAATCTAAGAAAGAAAAAAATGTCTAAAAAATTAATAGCAAAACCAGTAGTTAAAAATCAATATTGGATTGTCACTGACGGTGAAAACAAAGTAGGAAATGTGATTAGTGACGGGTCTGGATTTGAAGTTAAACTAAATGGTAGTAAAACACATTACGAAAACACAAAAGTCATTGAGCGCATTACAAATATTAAATTTGAAAATGTTTCGTTAAAGACTAAAAAGCAAATACCTTTTGACGAATATCCAACTACATCTAGGGTCTATAACAGTATGTTGGATATTAAACGCAAATTGCATCTGTTCACTAAAACTGCAAAAAGCAAATGCTTTTATGCTGCCGGCTGGTTTATTTTAGAACAAGGACAAGAAAAAAAGGTAACCCTTTGTCCTAAATATATCTTTATTCAACGTTATGGCTATCAAGGACCTTATAAATCTAAAGCCGAGGCAGAAATTGCGCTAAATAATACATGATTATAATAAAACGATTTATTGACAAAGTATCGGCAATCGAGAGTAAATCAAATGCAACTGTTGTAATGCCAATTGAGGAAGCTAGAATGTTGCGTGACGAAATCGCCAAACTCTTGTCAGATAATTATGAATTATTAAATAACAAAAAGGAAGCCTTTGACGATGCTGTAATTCAGGTTGAAGTCAATGGTGGTAAATGGTAATGAGCAGAACACAACCTAAACTTCTATTAGAAATAGTAGACAAAAACACATATAAATGCGATCAGATTGTGGAGGCTGCTGGAATATGGGCTGTGTTTTATGACAATCAACCCATCAATCTAAAGTCACAACACTATCAGGATCCTGACGCTACACCTAAATATAAAAAGACCAGCTTTAGCAATCCAGGTCACGCCCGTAACCTATGCCGTAAATTAAACGCACAATTTAAAACAGACAAATTTACTGTTGTCTTTATGAATCAAGGCACGTGCGTCTACCCAGATGAGTGATAGGAAATCTGCAAAAAGAATCATTACAGAAGCCGTATTGGCAGAACTCCCTAGCATAGACAAACCCATAGATAAAATCATATTCGAATGGTGGATGACTGGAAACGCCGGGCCCAGTCTAAGACTCACTGACATTGGCGATACATATTTCAGAATGGCTAACATTGAATACTATCAATGTCCACTAAAGCCATCTAAGAAAGAATCATATTATTCTTTCATCACAGAAATCTCAAAAAAAATCAAATGCCCCTATTTTTTAGGTGTAAATAAAAAAGAGAATGAAAAATCTGAACCATACATTAGATTGTATGATAGTAAGATTGCCATGATGATGACACTATATGGTGACATTCATAGTTACTTAGATTCAATAAAGGTAAGAGAATGACAGAAGAAAAGAAATCAAAAAATCCATTCGTTAATATGGCAAACGAAGCTAAAAAGAATAAGCCTGGTTTTGTTGCAGGGAAAACAGTTCAGCAAAAAGCGCCCAAACCAAGTAAAGGATTTGGTGGTGCAACTGTTGTTAGACGAAGCGGCAGAGGTGGTTAAATCCAAGCACCGTAACCTTCGTTACGCATACGTCTGATAGTCAATAAAAAACAACTGATTACGCCATAGCATCGTAGTTTAGTTGTGCTATAAAGACTTTGGTCATCAATCTCCGGTAAAAATATTACGCTGTTCTCATTGATCGGAACCGTTCCCGGAGTAATTAATTTACCGTTGCTTGCAGTAACATACGGTGGAGGTGGGGTTGGAGTTTCGAACCAAAAATAGTTAGGATATAACTTGTCCGATTGAGTAGCTAACCAATCTTGCATTGCTTGATTTTTTGCATTTATCCAAAATCTAGGTCCTTGAATATACTTTTCTGTTACCTCAATCAATGGCTGACGGTTACCCATATAAAGTTTGTTATTGATTCTCCAAACGTCAACTAAACATGAAAATCCGGCACTTTGTGCTTTGCTAACTTGTGCTGGGGTATTGGCATTTTGGTAGTCTGAACCGTCATATATGCCCTGATAACTTATATAATACATGTATGTATTTATGTCAACGGGATCGATTCCTGAGGCGTTATTATATTGTAGACATTAAATCTACTTCATTTTCACAAGGAGATATAAATGAAACAATTAGCAATCGCAACATTAGCCGCACTTTCTTTCACAGCATTCGCCGCAGACCCTGCAAAGGCGCCCGCTCAGCCAGCGGCACCTGCTGCATCTGCACCAGCACCTGCTAAAGCAGAAGCACCAAAGACTGAAATGAAATTGGCTAAGAAAAAGGAAGACAAAAAGGTAGATGCCACTAAAAGCCCTGCCAAGGACGAAAAGGCTGCAACTCCAGCTACTAAGCCAGAAGCAAAACCAGCAAAGTGAAGTAGAAGATAGCGATGATGACTACGGCGAACAGATAGATACTCACCGTAGTTATAATAGACCCAAACTAATCAGAGCCAAGAATCTTTGGGATGACGATGTTGAATTACCAAAACATATAACCAAAAGACTTGCTGAGATTAGAGAGAAGGCTCTAGAAAAATATCGTGAAACTATGATATAATATGATAAATAGTTTATGAGTTCTATTCAAAAACTCATATTAAACACACTTACACAGGAGAAAATTATGTTTAATCAATTCGCATTCCAAGCCGTCGACGGCATTCAATCTGCTAAAAAGCAATTCGTAAACACATTCGTTCAACACGACGGATTCCAAAAAGTTCTAAATGGTTTTGTTGATGCTCAAACTGAGTATACAAAAGCCGCTATCACTGCTGGTACAGAAGCAATGACAAAGACAGGTGAGATATTAATGGATCGCACACCTTATGTCAAGTTTGTTGATAAAGTTGCTGAATACTTCCCTACAGCGGCATGCGCTAAGAGCAAGAAGGCAAAATAATCATGGTCGGTGTATTACTATCCTTATTAGCAGTACTTGGCTTGGGTATAGTAATACCCTCGCTATTTAATGACAAGACAAATACATACGGTTCTAAATTAGAAGAATATATTGTGAGTAACAATCCTAAAAATGCGGGAGATGTTGAAAGACTTACAAGAGAATTTTCTGAAAAACAAAAACAAGGAATTGTATGAAAATAATAAAAATAATTTTTCTCTCTATCATTGAAGCTATTCAATTAGCAAAGGCTCATAGGGCTAAAAAATATAGAGACTATATATGACCGCGTACATTCAACACACCTCAATATACAAAATACCTGAATACAGTAGGCATTTAAAAAATCTTACTGATGAAGATAGATACTCACGATTTGGTTATATAATCAGTGACTATAACATCGATCAGTTAATTTTGAATATGTGTTACAATCATAAAGACCACGAATTGTGGTATGCAAAGATTGATGACAAGCGTGTTGGATGGGGTCATATGGCCAAGAACGACGACGGTTCTTGGGAACTTGCTGTCAGTGTTGAACATGATTATCAACGTCAGGGTATAGGAAATCAATTAATTTCTGAAATGTTGAACTGGGCTAAGTTCCATCACATTCCAGAGGTCTATATGAATTGCATAGAAGATAACAAAGTGATTCAACACTTGGCAGTCAAGCACGATTTAAAAACAAAATCTAGGGGCAGTGGTGAACGTACTGCGGCATTATCTGTACCTGAAGCAAATGTTTTTGAAGCTAATGCCCAACTGTGGAAAGAACATAATGAAATCATGGTTGAGTTTGCAAAATTGCGTAAGCGTTACAAGGAATTGTGGGCCAATGCGATTATGCCAAAACCCTTGCTGTAATAGAATAGGTCTGTTATAGTATACACACAAACACACTAAAGGAGACAGAAATGTCAGATTTAACACCAAAAATGCCCGAAGTAAAATTTAATCGTAATGGATACGAAATCCGTGCGGACGTCTTAGCAATGGCTAAGGATATGGTTCAAACAGAATACTCTATGAAGTTTCATGGATGGGAAATGTCAGCAAAGCGTGATGAAAAAACAGGTCAATTGGTTAGTACAGTTAACATGCCTGAATTCCCGGGACTAGACAAAATTCTAGAAACTGCGGAAAAAATGTATGCGTTTGTTAATCAAAGTACACAAAACAAAAAATAATACTTAGTACTACAAAATGCCCCGAAAACGGGGCTTTTTTACGGCTTGACAATAAATCATTTTGGGCATATAATACATGTATTGATTGATTAAAGGAGCTGAAAATGAACTTTGAACAGCGTGTCCTGCAACTGGTTAGTTTTGTTACAACTAAACGTGCTTACTTTTTCAACGGAACGATGTTCCTGGAAACTGAGGACAGCAAGATTGCTACAGAAGTCTACAACACCTTGCACGCCAATTTGAAGTCTTGCGGTGTCGTATTTGGCCTTGCCGGTCAATCCGAAACTTTCTACGATTTCATCTAAGGTCTAATGATGATGACTATCTACATCAACAACAACCTCAACGATAACACCTACAGTTATCGTAACCTTGCGAAGCGTAATCCACATGCCTATCGCAAACCTTCTTCTCCCAAACAAACAACCTCCTCCAACGCCGATGATGTTTGGGCTGCTAGCTGGCAAGCATATGTCACTAACGGCAACAAATACATTAAAGTCCCGGCAGTGTCCGGTACCAATTCTAACCGTACTATTGTTGACCAACTGTTGGCTGACACCACACAAATCACCAATGAAAGCCGTGAACAAGCAGACCAAATGCGCCGTTATTTCAAAGGTCTGACCTTCAAGGTCATTGAGGGTAAGGCACTCAGTCCCTTCATGCAAAGTGCATTTGAAGCTGCAAGTAAGGATGAGATTACCAGCAAGTATGACCTTGCCGTGATTGTAAGTCTGCCTGCAACATACGAAAAAGCTACAAAGCGTGATGATGTGGATCGTAGAATTCAATGGGCCCGTGGTGGAAATTTGGGCAGTATCGGTGATAAGGTCGTTGCCGAAATTGAGATTGTCAAGCAAGTTTGGTCACAGAATTGGAACACTTGGTATGTAACTGGGCTAACTGATGACGATAAAGTGGTATTTTTCAGTTATAAAAAGCAGACAAATATTGGAGACCGTGTTAAAATACAAGGAACTGTTAAAGAATTCCGCGATAATTCTACTCAACTTAGCCGTGTAAAGGTAATTGTATGAAAAACTTTATTCTTGGAACTATTTTTGGTATCATTGTGTCTACTGTGGGCTTCTCAGGTATCGCCCGTATCGTTGACAAAGGCATTGAAAAGACAAAAGATATTGCAACTGAAGGAGCAAAATAATGGAAGTCAAATGGGCAGTGATTGTTATGGTTGTATTGTTTGGTGGTATGTTTGCAGGTCTCAGTGTTGAAAAGTATCAACAAAATCAATGCCGCATCGCAAGTGTGCAAGCGGGCAAGTCTGCTGACGATATCGCAAAAATCTGTAAGTGAGTGAAATGTGAAAAAGCATTTTGTAACATTCTATAGTCCTGGTACTTTTGTCAGTGAATCTACTGAAAAAGAAATTGATAGTTGGGATGTAGAAGTAGCTAAAGAAATGGCTCGCAATTTCAAAAAACGCCATGGTGCTACTCCTTACGGTTTCAGATTCAGTACCCGTGAGCGTGGTGAAAATGATTTGGACAGCAAAACTGTAGCAAAAAGCGGAATGTATTTTCTCGGTGGCAAGGTTCGTCATTTAGATTTCATTATCCTTGAGAATAACCCTGATGAACGAATCCTTATCAGTAACATGAAAAACAATGGTTGGGATCGTGTAGTTGAAAACTGTAACAGTTATAAAATTACACAACCGCTTGAAAAAGATGATGTAGTACTTGATTGGACACCATGAAAGTCTATCAAATTGCAGGCTATCCAAAGGATCATTATTTTGTAAAGACTACTCCTGAATGGCAGGAACTTACACAATGGATGCGTAAAAATGAGGTAGATTATCTACACCAATCTAGTAGCCCACATGGATATGGTTTCAGCGTCAGAAAAAATTTTGAATGGTTTAGTTTGAAATGGCTATGATTACAGTTGAGTATCATATACCCAAGTTTAATTCTATCATGGATAAGATTGAGCAAGAGCGTGAACTTATCAGTTGGTGTTGGAAAAACTTTCCAGATGGTAACTGGGTAGTTAGAACAAGTAGTGTATTATTTTGTAATGAACGGGATGCCGTTTTATTTGCGTTGAGGTGGTTATGAGCGGATATCAAATGATTTTAAAATGCGAACGCATTAAGGAACGAGCAAACAACCTAGGCTTTATGTTTTGCTATCCTAAGTATCGCAACCACAATGATGTTGACATGGTTGGTATCAAGCCTAAGGATCAAGATAGTCTGCCCATTTATGCACGTGATACTGAACTATTTTACGGCACAATCGATCAACTTGAATCATGGTTTCTAGGTGTCGAGTGGGCACGAAACTATGACGAAATGCTCAAAGTGTCCAATAGCAAAAAGCGTGAGCGTAAGGAACAAGATGAACGCAACCGTCAACTTGTAAGACTGTTGAAGGACGAAAAAGTACCAGAGGTTCAAACATGAAAGTAATTGCTAAAATAGATAGTAGCCGAGTATTGTGCGAAGTGACCGTTGAGGAGCTTGCACTATTGAATGGATTCCGTAGTTCATACGAAACTGGATTCAGTAAAGACCGTGCTAGTGAAGTTGGTGCAGAATGCAACCTAAAGAAGATGGTTGCCACTAGTCAATTCGTTCGTAGCCTTCGACCTGATACATTGAAGAAAGCAAAAGAAGGTTTGGAAAAAGTTATCTCTCAAATTGACAACACTATGGAGACTGTTGCTAGTCTTGAAATATTCAACATCCTAACCGAAGAGAAACAAATCGGTGATAATTAAAGTTTGGCTTTACAGTTATCAAAGTGGTATCTTTTCATGTTTGAAGCACCACCGATTTTACCGCAATGACAAGTTAATTGTTGTTGCGGTCCTTTTAATACACCCGTTTGTTTATCCCTGCGAAGTTGTTTCTGTTCCTCACTCATGGGTCCTTTAGCGACACCTTTTTGCCATGCTCCCATTTTCTTTTTAGTTTCGTCAGACCTGGGTGCCTTCATATGAGGGAAAACTCTACCTTTAAGTTTCTCTGCCCTCTTTTGATTAATTTCATCGGTTGGATTAGGTACTCCGGGTCCTCCACCTGTTTCAGGTATAGAGTTAGCCCAAATTCTGTTGCCAAAATCGTCAACTGAGGTTAGTATCTTCCAGAGGTTACTATAATGACGGCCCGTGTCATTCAACTCTTGTTTATTGGATGTTTCTAGTATTACTTCTGTTCTTACGGTTTTGCCGTATTTCTTCAAGTGTTTAGTCCACTCGATTCCGGAACCTAAATATTTATATGGATCTTTCTTTTTGGTCTGACACAGATATTTTAACCCAGTTATATTGTGTGTCTTGACCATTAGGTAATAAATAGTCATGCTGGTGCTCCTTTTGTAAAACTTTAGCATTAGAGAGGGTGGGAACTGCAATTCCGTGACCCTCACTTTTATTTATGCCAAATATTTGACAAATATTCCGAACTCAGTTATAATATAACTTGTTTAGTAAAGGAATTCATATGTCGGCTTCATGGGTAAAAAAGTTGAATGAGAGTAATAGTAGGACTCACAAAGAGGATGTATTGCTACAAGCCTTAGAGGCTGCTACTTTGGGTTCAACCAATGCTCAGATATTCTTAGGTTTGACTAAGGCCTGCTATAACCCGTTTGTGGTCTTTGGGGTACGCAAGGTACCTGACACCGTTGGCATTGTTAATGCTGAAAATCCTTGGGGTGAATTCAATGAACTGTTGACCAAACTCAGTCAACGTAAATTGACTGGTAACGCCGCACTGACTGCAATTGATAATATGTCCGAGCGTTTTGACAGTGAAGAATGGAATACATTCTGTGCGCCTGTCATTCGCCGAGACCTTCGTGCTGGCATCAGTGACAAGACCATCAACAAAATCTGTAAGAAAACTGAATACGAAATTCCAATCTTTGGTTGTCAACTTGCAACCAACAGTGAAGGTCGTCCTGAAATGAAAGGTATCAAACGCCTTGAGCCTAAACTAGACGGCGTGCGTGTATTGATGATGGTTATTCCTAGTGACTCTGGTACTACTGTAGT